GAACCTGGAGAATACATCTTCTGGAGGTGTCTAGAAGAGGTATTAAGTCAACCACCCGAGGAAGTATCCAAGGTGTACTTGACAATTGTGAAAGAACCTGCAAAAGCAAGAGTTGTTTCCAAAGGGTTAGTGGCGCTCAAAATGGTTTTGGACGTCGTTAACAAGATAGCATCCTACCCTCTATCGAAGGTAGAATCTAGCAAATCCGGGATGTCAGCAGACGCTCACGGATGGAGATTCTTCTCAATGTTCTTTGAACACTCAGAAGAAACATTTACTGAACAGGGTGAAGAAATCACCACTGAATCAGAAAACGGGGAATTTATAGAGAAAGAAGTCTCATACAAACCCCTATACGTCGAGTCAACGGATTATTCCAATGCCACAGACGCAATGAATCACGAAATCGGATGGATTATCGCTGATGCATGGATGACTAAGTGCGGGATACCTCCCGTACTCAAGTCAATAGTACAGACGGCTTGTTTTTCAACCCGCACTGTATACTTTAACGGTAGAGGAGCGTTCTCCAATATCGGAAAGTCGTTAGACGACGGATCTACAATTAGGACCGTCAGTCTAGTTAGAGGAGTACTTATGGGTGATCCACTCACGAAAGTAATCCTACACTTCACTAATATCTCTGTAAGAGAATTAGGGAGGTATTTGGCTTCGGGTTCTTATAAAGAACTTATCGAAGACAATCCTATAAGGGACATCCCGGGTCTCGTTGACACCTTGGATGTACCTATGGCGATACCTACGACCAAGATATTGGATCATAGGAGCCCTAAGGGGATAGGTGGGTCTTACAGGCCCTTCCCTCCCCGTTTGATACCTATTCAGGATATTCCGTCTAAGGTATCATTTCCGGAGCCCGATACTTTGAGAAAGTATGGGATCACGTTTCCTTTCCCTGGAGTAATACTTTGCTTCACGGAAGGTAACTGGATGTCAATGGGGTACATCCCCAAAGAATTCAGACATCCCTCGGAATTACGGATAAGCCATATCCGCGATTTCAGAGGAAATCTGGTTCCGATCACTGTAAGGGATAGGAACCCAGATGACCGTGTTCTAATAATGGCAGGTATTAGACCGGTTTGCCCATATTCCAGGACTCTTATAAAAGGGTCGAGGGACATGGAATTAGCCCGAGAACGCCATAAGCGTTATCTTGCTAATGAGGACCTACATCAGGATTATACTGAGGTAGAGCCCCAACAGAAGGTTATGGAAAAGAACCTTTTCCAAAAACTTCTAGACTTTGGTACTGACGTTAGTAAGTACTTCAGTCTCTAAACAACGGACATTCCGGTGACCTAGAAGGGAACCGGACACCCGGCACCTACGAGACCCCCATGGGTCTGTCAGTT